TCAACTGTTTCTAAGCTGCCTGTGCGGCAGTGAACTCTTGTGGAAAGAACACACGTTATCCTGTGCTATTGGGCTGCGTATCGCATCGACAATGTCAGTCCAGGCAAACCAATAATCATCGCGGTAACGGAAAATTGTGGTTGGCGACATAGTGAAAGTTTTCCCGCCGTCTTCATCAGCCATTAGCGGTGTAATAACGCCATGGCGAAAATGGCAGTTTTTAGCAATGGTCGCCGCTTGCTCAGGCAATAGATGTGCAACCGCCCGTGGCATTTCGCCGCGCATTGTTGTGATATCGATAGCAGACATAGTGAGTGATTTCCGGCGGGCATAAAAAAAGCCCCACTAAAAAGTGAGGCTTGGCATCTTTGGGTAATTTAGCGCGTTAATTCTCTGATATCAACGTAATGAGAAATTAAATACATTTGAGGATTGTCTGAATCTCTTGCCACTCTAGTTTAATCATGTGAGGTAACAATATATGCTGATGAAGAGCAAATGGGCTTTAAGCAATAATTAACACGATAACAAGGATGTACTATGGATACAGTTGAAGAGCTGGGCGGGACGTACTTTTATGCAGGTCGTTCAAATTTAACCGCCAGCGGATTGCTATTTATGATTTTTTTTGAAAAAACTGTAGATCAATTTGGTTTAGGCATGGCTGATTTTGGTGCTGCGGCCGCGATCTTGTCAGGTAGAAATAATCTTCCCACTCGACCTAAGCCTATAAGTGCAATGAAGGGCACTTCATATGCCTCCAAAGCAGCAAGAGGCGTATTTAAGAAATCACAATTCCCCTTTGGTATTCAATTACCTACATGGATAGGTGGGTATACACCTTGGACAGCAAAGCGGAGGATGGTCTCTAATATTGGAACATTTGTAGGTCGTTCTATTCCCCTGCTTGGCCTCATCATTATTGCTGCTGACGTATCAGAAATCACTTATAGAGCAATACGTGATTACAACACTATAGCCAGGGGTAACGACAAAATATGGTAAATAGTATTGAACAGTGTATTTATGAACTTGTTAGGCGCCATGATGGCGCTTATCTGTTTAAGAGTAAGCAGCCAGTATTAACGCCAGAAACGGACCTTGATACTGATCTTCGTATGGAGGAAGAAGAAGCTGAGGAACTCATGAATGATTTTTTTTCAACATTCAATATCCCAAAAGATAAGTTTAATATTAAAATCTATTATCCAGATGAACCTTTCTCATGGAATCCATTCAAAAAAACAGCGCCCATACCTGTTCCAGATTTCACTATAGGGATGCTTATTGAGTCCGCCAAGGCTGGTCGCTGGTTGTATGACTGAAATAGGCTGGGCTTAATTGCCCAGTTTCGCTTTGGTTAAAACCACCGGCAATTTTATATTGTCGGGAGAAACGGGCCACATGATATCCGGCGCTGTACTCACATCAATATCATCAAGCGCTATACGATATGACTTCCACAGTTTCAGCTCTGCTGCTTTATCTTCCCCCGCCTCAATCCTATCTTTTAGAATCTCTATTCTATCGCTTGCATCACTTATCAGCTTTGATTTTTTTAGTTTCGCTTGAGCAACAAATTCCGCTTTCTGAGCTGCAATGTCTGTAGCTGAAGGTCCGCTAGTCTCTACCCACTGCCCACATGTCCATTCTCCTGCGTCTGGGTCTATATCTGCGTTTTGATATTGCGCTTTGTAATAGCCATCACCAACTAAATCTGAGGTCCAGTTTTTGGGTAAATATCCTTCAATGTGATCTTCAATATAAAAACCATCATCATCTAATATGTTAATTTTCATTATCATCCTTATTCTATTGATATGTTGGCTGCAAAACTTACATAGTCAAAATTATTGACGTTGTAGATAAACACGTCACCAGTAGCTTCGATTGCCGCGAACGCTGACTGCTCCGATGTTGACCGTGAAACAACAGGATAGCGAGTGCTTCTGGCTGGGCGGTAAGCGGGCGGAATGGGCAGAGTCTGTGCTTACCGAAACTCTCCCCTTGAAAGAGCAGTATTTAGAACTGCTGGCCCGCTCTGGGATCCATTCATTGTTTGATGCTGTTCGCCGAACGCCTGACATGTTGGCTAATGCAGTCAAAGGTTTCGGGATCGCAAGCGCTCGCCAAGTGCATGCTCAATGCACCCGAATCGTAAAAGAGTGGGAATCAGAGCAGAAACAGAAGGAAGCCGCATGATGGATGAGGAACTAAACCTGAGCACCGGCTGTTATTTTAAGGAAGATGACAGAGGAGACCACACCGCTTGCATAATCTGGTTAATGCGCAGCCGCGCAGAGATCCGCAGCGGGAATCCCTACCTGCCAATGCCAAAACCGATTTATCCCAGTGATGAACGATGGCGCGGCTTACCCCAGGTGGATACGGTCGATATCGGTATTCGTAAGCGCTACTCATTGGAAATTTTGTTGGCTATTTATCAGTTTCACCGCGCTGGCCACAATGAAAACTTGATTGCCAGCGATACCGGTATTCCGGTGACCACTATCCGCAAAATGCTGGAGCACAAAACCCAAAACCAGCGCAAAGCATGGCAACTGGCGCACCAGCTTCGCATCCCCTCCAAACGAGACATTATCAACCGGTTAATTAGGGAGATTTAGTTTTAGCGGAAAAACACACAGGTATGAGTAATCAACTTCGAAAAAATAAACTGAGGACTGACCAATGACCGATGAAAAACAGACAGTTAACCCTGCCCTTTCCGAACCCAAAGCCACCAGTCTAGCCGCCGATATTGCTGCTCATTGCTTGGCCTTCGAACAGTCGCCAGAATATTCAGCGATGATACAGCGACACGTTTCCAGCCTGTACGACAAGGCGATCAAAGAAACCTTCGAGTGGGGTGACTTCCCCCGCGCCGTAAAGAAAGCGCTGGAGGAAGCTCTGCCGGCCAACATTTCGCAAATGGTCGATCTGCCGCGTTACAACATCCTCATAGCTAAAAAACTGGAAGAAAGCTGGGCGCTCAATGCTGTTGGGGAACAGCTGACAGCAGGTATGCAGAAGATGGTGCTGGATTTCGTCAAGGCAGACGAGACGCCGAAATACATCAAAGCCTCCGATCTCTGGAAAGCCTATATCGAGGAACACAAGGAAGAAGCGGCCCACGAGGGCTGGGAGCGGCCAGAAGTGCTGATGGAAATGAGTGAGAACGACGTATTCAGAGTGGGGATCGAGAAAGAACCAGCCAGTGAAAGTTCATCACTGTACAGCTCATCACGCAACAATAAAAAAACGCACGCATTCGAATTCACGGACAATTTCTATTTCATGCGCAAGGGTGAGTATGTTGATTCTAAAGGTCGCATGGACAAAATTATGCAAGAAGTTGATGGTTTCCCTGTCTATGAGCTGTATTCAGGTCAAGTAGACGGCGATGCATTAGGCAAAAAAGTAATCATGTTCCGTGGTGAATTTGAAAAGCTAGCTGGAGCACTGTACTACGGCGATAGCTTGCTCGTGTTAGACGAGTCTGATGCTGATGAAGTTTATTATCCCGACCGCTATTAATCAGGAAATGAGTATGTCTCAGGAACTGGCTTTGAAATTTAGCAACGCAGGTCCAGAGCAATTACTGGGCATACTCCCTACAGAAGAGGTGGTAGAAATAATAAAGTTTCATTTACAAGAAGAGGTAGAAGCGGAAGTTCGTGGCGAATTCACCGCCCGCATTGATTATCTGGAAAATGAAGTAGATGAGCTTAGTGGGTGGGAAGATACAGCCAACGGATGGGAATGTGATGCCATAGGCCTGTATCGTGCTATTGAGCACGCATTAACGGTCCCATGGAGCCAAGCAATACCGTTACTCCAAAAAGCAATAGAAGAGCATGGTGGCGATATTGAGCCAATACCATGAAAATCGCAAAAGGCCGGGCGGCGGTATGGGAACACGCTGCCGAGGCCAATATGCAGGAAACCATCAGGAAGATTGCAGCATTATTTGATATTGATGATATTGCCATTTTCACCCCCGGTAAGCTGACCTACCTCAAAAATAAACCCCGTAAATATATCCGTATCAGGCCATTAGAAAGTGATGTGGTTATCAATCCAATAACTGGCGCTCATAGCGCTAAGAAGGGAACGTGAATAAAGGTTCTATGTTAAAGCACCCAAATGTCATTACTGTTAAAAAGCAGGTTAATAAAGCAAATACTTGGTTTAAGCGATTTAAATAATTCCACCCTCTCAACTCTCAGTCATTACTCATTATATATCACCCCGCAGTCTGGGATTTATTTATTCAATCAATCAAGGAGTAATCCCATGTTTGGATTGTTTCTATACGTCTGTTTTACATTTCAGCCCTGCAAATATGAATCACAGGGATATATATATCCTGACCAAAGTAATTGCCTTGCTGACATCCAGCAAGAAGGTTTGCCGCCTGAATATGTTTGTTTGCCAGTTGAAGGCGTTTTAATGGCGAGGATAAAGCAATGAGCAAAATAATATCGGTAAAAATGGCAAGGCCCAGTGAAGATGAAGTGAAATCTCTGTGGCAACTCTTTCACGCCACTGAAGCAGTAGAAGACCGCTGGCACAGAGAATCATCCGCGCAATTTTTAGAACGCTTTGACGATCAAGAAATCAGTGACGAGGAGCGCACATTTATTGCCGTTGCGTGGGATTCCCTGGTACAAGGCCACGGCGGCTTTGGACGCTTCATGGGGGCTTATGACACTCTGATATATAATTTCCAAGATCCAGATGCTGACCACGTTGCCACACATCCTAAATTTAATGCTCTTCTGACGGAATCAGAGCTATTGCCCGTGGTATTTGAGGGTTATCACGAGGCTAAAAATACTATTGCAGATCTGGAAAAAAAGAATCAAATATTGGCTATTGAAAACATGGTGTTGCAAGAAAAAGCAGCGCGGGAATTATCCGGAGCGTGGATCATGAACCGCCTAGTTGTTGGTTCAATCGCAGCAATTTCACTTATTCACGCCGGGCAATTTACCAGCGCAAAGGATTGGTTGCTGGAAAATATGGAGGGTATAGATATTGATATTCCTACCTATCAATCAGACACACAATTAAATGAATGGGTCAAAAGTCAGCAAGAGGGGTATTTAACCCACACTCAAGCACTGGAAATTATTAAGCAACAAATACCAAAAACGGCGCAGGTAATTAATGAATATCAGGCGCAAGGAGTTGAACTGGCAGCGGATGGATTCCACAAGTCGGTATTCTCTGCAATTGAAGAGGATGGAGTGATCAAGTCTCTTTTATATATCAAAGCTGACTTAATGCAGTTCGCCGCCAGCCTGAGGGGTGAGCATAATGGATAATAAATTAAGAGCCTATAGCGTTCAGGGGGATGAGGTTGGATGTATTCAGTTTGCTAAAAGTCACATAGAAGCGAGGCGCAATGGTGCCAATGAACTTGATCTTGATTTCAGTGAGATTGTGTCATGCCGACTTGCCCCCGCCCTTGATAAATACGTCAGTGTAATAGGCGGCGTACCGTGGAAGGTGCTTGTTGAAGAACACGATTGGACGCAAGAGTGCGGATATTGCAATCATCGAGTTTCCCGTGAAGAATCTGCCCGTGTTTGGAATGAAGATGACCAGATTTATTGCAGTATCGAATGTCAGGCCCGTAGAGAAGATGTTGACCGTAAGCGGAAGAAAGAAGCCGATGAAGCTGATAGACAAAAATTATCTGCGATAGCAGCGGCTAAAGCCAAATTTACTGGCGCATATGATTTTTCAGCCTACATCCTCGTCAATAAAAATATTAACGTTACTTTCCGGTTCCCTAACTGTAAATGGTGCGCTCATTGGTTTCCTCACGATGATTCAGTCACGGTTTCCCCTGATGACCTTAAAACTTGGGAAGAATATGCCGCTAGCCTGAAGGCGAAACAGCATGATTAATCAACTTGAGCTACGTCATATTGAATTACTGCAACACACCATCGGTGTTACTCAAAAACCCCTCAAGGTAGTGCTCTGTCCATATCTAGCTTTCCAAAACCAAAGAAACGCAGTCGCTACGACGACTACCTACATGCTGAGGTGTGTGAATCATTTGCGGCTGGTTATGTCACTGATAACAATACCGACGGTTACCACGTTGTCGAGTGTGGTAATTTCGGCGAAGTGTTGCCCAGTCAGCAATTGGATGTACGGAAAGTAACCCCGCTATTCACAGCATAATCCCTGCGGCGGCTCTCATTGCCTAAATGACCCGCCACTCTCTTTCATAGTTTAAAAAATAAATCAATTAATGGCTCCTGATAGTTATTCATAGGGGCTTACTACGAGATTTTTATCATGATAAAAGAACAGATAATTTACAGTCATGAGTGGGTTGTTGAAGAATCTTTAACTGAAAGAACTGGCTTAGGTGCAAGACAAATAGAACGATATCGTCAAGGCTGCTGGGTTGAGGGAATCCATTTTAAGCGAGTATCACCAACGGGTGAAAAAACACTGCGCGGTGTGCTTTGGTATAACCACCCTGCTATCAACCAATTTATTCGCGAGGCTTGAAATGAAGTTACCTACTGGCGTTGAAATCAGAAATGAAAAAATTTGCATCTGGTTTATATATCATGGGAAGCGGTGCAGAGAGGTATTAAAAGGCTGGATAAATACTTCGGCCAACATCAAAAAAGCAGGTAATTTAAGAGCGGCCATCGTTAGTGAAATAAATTTTGGTACTTTTAGTTATCTCTCCCGATTTCCAGAATCAAAAGTTGCAGATAAATTTGGCGAAAAGAAGATTATCACTACATTTAAAGAATTAACTTCGGAGTGGATTGAAGGAAAAAAAACAGAGTTATCGCAGGCCACTTTGTACGGTAAAACTTCCAAAATAAATATATTAAACAAAATAATTGGTGAAATGACACTGATAGCTACAATTAGATACAATGATATTGTTCACTATAGAAATGAATTACTCAATGGGATGACTCTCTATGATAATAAAAAGCGATCTAATAAGAGTGGACGCACGGTCAGGACGGTTGATTCTTATATTTCCTTATTATGCACACTTCTTAAGTATGCTTACCTATCAAAACATATAATAGATAAACCGTTTGAGGGTATAAAAAAACTCCCGAAAAGTCGCCTTAAACCAGATCCTTTGTCAAAAGAGGAATTCAATAAATTGATCGAGGCACTTCACGGGCAAACACGTAATTTCTGGCAACTAGCAATTTACAGCGGAATGCGGCATGGAGAATTGTGTGCACTTGCCTGGGAAGATATAGACCTTGATGCAGGAACTATAAACGTTATTAGAAACGTTACATCAAAATGTCAATTTGTCCCACCTAAAACAACCGCAGGAATCCGTACTATTACATTACTGGCACCCGCGCTGGAAGCACTTAAAAATCAATACCAGCTTACCGCTCAGCAAGATTGTACTGAGATTGTCTATCATCATAAAGAGTACAGAAGAACTGAAACGCAAAACGTACGGTTTGTTTTTGTTCCTCGTACAGCAAATGGAAGGCAGAAACCTTACTATTCACTCGGTGGGATCAGCTATAGCTGGAATGCCGCAATTGAACGCGCGGGCGTAAGACGTCGAAATCCATACCACACTCGACATACATATGCATGTTGGCTCTTGACAGCCGGTGCTAACCCGGCATTCATTGCATCACAGATGGGTCACGCAAGCGCACAGATGGTTTTTGATGTTTATGGAGCGTGGATGGAAGAAATGAGCAGTGACCAAATTAGTCTGCTAAATGGCCGGCTGTCAATATAG